AGACAGCCCATGCTATAAACTCTGCAAGCTGTGTAGAGTCTGTATAGGCTGGCTTCGTATCGGGGAATCTCGCCTCGAAATCATTAAGCCAAGCGTCTCCTGAGAAGTCCGCAGATTTGTAAAGAACTCTTGCACTCGTATTGTTCAGGGTTTCCCATGACTCATCAGGATCAGCGAGTCCGAAAACATCTGCGGTTGATTTGTCGTTATTGAAATTGTATTTCAAGCTGTTACTTTAATGACCTGTTTGCACAGGCGAGAACGGTTCTTCTTTAAGCGGTCTGTTTACCTCTGACCGTTCTTCACTGACTCCATATTAGCGGTGTCGTCAGTGTTCAGACTGTTGCTTACGGTTTAAAACCGCCCTTTTCACTCAGTCGTTGTTGGTGAAGATTATTCCTTCTTCCAAGGCGTTGCCGTCCGCACGGTTTTCGCCGTATATCAGAAAAGGTTTTACATCAGCAGTGTTATTTACCGATGAATGTAGTAGTCGAAGTAGATGTATCATTCCAAAAGATAAGTATGGGGAATCCATCAATGCCCTGTCTTACCTTACTGTTGGCTTTTTGTGCAGGGGTCTTATAAGGGCAAGCCTGATTATAAAGACGCACAAGTTCCACGTTGTTCGCACCCTCAGATGATGCAAAGTCAGCTTTCATACAGAATGTCTTCACGGCGATTGCGTCTGAGTTCATTGCGTACTTTGACACATTCGTTCCATTCGACATTGTGAACCCACCATTGAATTTCATCTTATAGTTCTTTCTCGGATAATACTGAGAGGACGTACCCTGTACATCTATCTCGCAGTTATCGAAAGTGAAACTCTTTGAAGGATAAAGCGGATTGACGAAAGAACCACTACATATTTTCTTATCACCCTTTGACTGCGGAAGTTCCGCAGAAGTGATAATCATGTATGGCAGATAGGAAGGAAGATTAGCGACAACAATATTGCCATAAGCATCGAAGACGCTATTACGCATATATCTGTCTAGCATTGTTGCCCCATCCTGAGTATCCGCAATCCAGTTATCAACAATCTGATAGCGTGTAAGGTCGTTGTTGTAGATGCGGATGCAGTAAAGGTCAATAGTGCAGAGAGATGATCCTACCGAGATATTCACAGGAGTTGCCTGTGAGAAGTCATCATCGACAGGGTATTGCACTACACCTGAAGCTATTCCATTGATATAGATATAGAGCAAGCGGTTCTCCGCTCTCTTTTCTGCTACGAACGCAATTCTTACGTGTTCATCCTCTTTGTACTGCGTGCTGATTTCTGATTGCTCAGATTTAAGTGTCGCTTTCTGTGCGGTGACAGAAATGCCTCTGTTTCCGCTCATGCACGACAGGATAGTCGCATCGTAGTTCAAAACATTCCTCGTAGCGAACTCCAACTCAATAGTCTTTCCTGTCGTCCTGAAGTCTGACTCGAAAATCTTGTAAGGGATAGTGAGTCTTGCGTCACCTGATACCCTCAATACGGTGATTCCATCCTTGTCATTTTGCCAACCATCAGAGGCAAAGTTGAAGTTAGAGAATGTACACTCAATATTATTGTATGACCAAGTTCCCGGATTTGGCTCTTGGTTACTTCTTCCCTGAGAAGACAGATATAGTGCAAGATTTTCTGTCTCAGCTTCAACGTCAATGTCTGATTCTGTAATCGTGATAGGAATACTCTTTGTTGTATTACCACTTGCGATAGTGATTGTCAGGCTTCCTGCGTTATTAGCCCTGTATGTATAACTGTGTTCCGTCCTGTCAACATTCTGAGAAGATACTACAGTTCCGTTTACACTGATAGTAATATCCGATGTGAGTGATGACGGGTTATAAACCATGAAAGGTATATTGATAGAAGAGTATTGAGGATACGAAGTCGCATTGAACGAACTTGTGATGATTACATTTGTATTCCCCGACTCCGCAAATATGAACTCGTAATACAGTTCATTAGAGCGGACTGTTTCTTCATTAATCACAGACTCAAAGTATACCTTGAGTTTGTGTGCGCCATGACTCTGTGATGGAATCATATAAGACAACTGTCTTCCCGAAACAGAAGTCGTTAAAGTGCCAATAGTAGTCCCATCGAGTACAAAGTAGACAGTCTTTTCAACAGCACCGACAGGCGTGAAAGGGAATGAGAAAGCATTGCTGTACACAGTAGTTGCGTCAAACGAGGAAGTAATCGAAAGAGCAATGACCGTGATATTGTAAGTAGTTGTCTTCCCTTGGTCGTAAGTGTCGGATACCCTGACTTTAACCTTGTTCACACCCATTGTCAGGTATGGCGCAATATTGACTGTCACGTTACCCTGTGGAATCTGATAAGTAGTCTTGACCACATCATTGACTGTGATTCTTACGTTTCCGTCACCTGTAGGCATATCGTCTTCAATAGACGACCACAAGAATGAGATTTCGCACGAAGAACCGTCAGCAATAGTCTTTGAGAGCCATCCTGTTGTATTAGTGACAGTGAGAACTGCGGAGATGACATCTCCGCCACCGCCTCCGCCACCACCACCGCCACCACCTGCAAGTGGTATTCCGTTTTCGGAACGCACTCCACGGTAAGTGGGATAGACGTAGTAAGTGTCAGGATCCTGATATAATCCCAAATCATCAGGGTCTATTGATACGTTCTGAAGTTCGGCATATATAGCGTCTATATCATTGCTCAATTCCGACATGCGGTTCTCGCTGTTATTAGCCATAGTCAACGCTTCTTCTGCGGTCTGTTGGGCGCTGAGTGCGGACTCCAATAATGCATCTTCTATATCATCAATCCGTTGTGTGATTTCATCAGGAACAGCGATTGAATTATACGCACCGCCAACTTTCCATTCGCTGTCGCCATCATCATAGTAATACCAATATCCGTTTTGATAACCGCTTTCGTTCCCTGTATAGACATACACTTTTGTCGTGTCTGTCATCCCAGATGCAGTCGATGCCACAAGTGGGCTTCCATAGTTGGTCTTTGCGTCTATCTCAAGGAGATTCACTTTGGTCACTAATTGGGAATAGAGGGACTTTGTGATTTCTGTGCTTTCGCCGTCTTCAACAAGGTTGTTGATTTTCACATTGAATTCAAATGCGTTTGTTGGCGTGACAACTTCATCGGCAGTCCCATACAACATCAACGTGCATTTGCCTGTCTTGATTTCATAAGGAAGATATACTGTATCATCGCTTTCAAGATAGACGTTGTATGTATGGTCTTCCTGTTTAAATTGTGCAAATGCTGTCAGGTTATCCCAATCGCTACTAAGGTTAAATACAAAACGGACAAATTTCTGAGATTCCGCAACAATGTTTCTCATGTTTGTTGGGATTCTTAGTTTCTGGCTTGAAACATTTACTAATATATCCATTTAAATTACCTATTAATTATTAAACAATGTCGTTTCCATCCTCATCGAGTTCGCCGATCACAGGAAGCAACCGCACCTTGTTCATCAATGTGGAAACATAGCTGTTACCATTTCTCTTATGATATTCTTCGAATAACTCTTCCAACGCTTTAAGCTGTCGAATCGTTATCCGTCCGTTTGCAATATATTCTTCGGCAGCACGAACGATTTTGTGTCTAAGGTTTTTCAGTTCGAGTCTGTCATTTTCATCCAATTTATTCTGTATATCAAGGAGAATTTCTTTAATGGATTTGATTTCCTCTTCGTGTCCTTTTACGAGTTTTTTAAACTCTTCATTCTCTTCTTTCGTTTCGTGAGCCTTCTCAAATATCTTGTACAACTTGATAGTGCCTGTCGAGACAACCCCGATTATTCCTGCCAAAACGGTTATCCATGCAACAATTGTGCCAATCGGGACAGCGGACAACTGCTGAATAATATCTTGCGATTCCATATTTTCCCCTCATATTTAAAAATGGGATGTCGCCGAAGCGACAACCCGTGCGTGTTTATTACTCGCCAATACCATCAACAATGTCATTCAGCGTCTCAAGCGAATCGTCAATCTCTGCGTCAATCCACTCGGTCAGTTCTTTCTGATTGACCACCTTTGACAGAATGGGATACATCTCATAAATCTTCTTGATGACCTGAGAGCGTTTGATAGCCCCGGACTTGTTCCACTCGTCATAGTCGCACTCGGCGTCAGAAATCATCTTGAGCATGATTTCACGGATTTGATGTTTGGCGATTGCTACCTTTTCCTCATTGCTCTTTTTCAGATAATTACTCACTTTCTTGTACAGCCCAATCAGTAACCCGGCGATAATGACCAGATTCATCCAGTTGGCATCCACGAACTCCAAGAAGTTTTTAATTCCGTTAAGCATCTTCTTTCTCCTTATAGCATAATATCTTTGTAAGTTTCATGATGTCTGAAGCTGAGAGCGGATCAAATCTCTCGCCGTCATAGTCAAACTCGTCCTCATCAATTGTGTAAAGAGTGACATCAACTTCAATATTTAACAGAGCAGAAATTGCACCCATGTATTCTTCTGTGTATTCATCTTCTACAAGCGGAACGCCAATGGGAGACATCATTGCTTCTCCGTTTTCCTTCTTTTGATGCTCTTTATATGTATCGATAATCTTGTTTAACTCACGGGAATAGCACTCCAAATCCTCAGACAGATTCATGATGTTTCTTGTTATCGCATAGCTGATTTTCTGTGGGAGTTTCTTGTCGGCATATGCGTTCAGCACATTTGAAATACTGATTAAATCAAAATTATTACACTTCATCTTTATCTCCTTATCTGTTCTTTCAGTTCTCTAATCTCTTTTTGTAATTGCTTTATCATCATCGTGTTCAGAGCGATAAACTCTTCGTAACGCAACGAATATAATTTATCAAAATGCGTAGCACCGTCAGGAGAAAGGACTTCCCCTTCACCAATTTCAACATCTTTATCAATCAGTAATCCTGCGAAATCTTCACACGAAAGCCCTGAATTGATAAGTGCTTTCTCAACGGATTGAGCGCCAAAACCAAGGTGCGAACGATGACCGACTTTGTATTTATACACAACGGGATTCAGGTTATCAAAAAATGTCAGATACCTGTTATCAATTTCATAAAGGTCTTTCAATGTTTCGTCAGATGTAACAGCTGTTGTACCGCTTGAGCCAAGATATACAGCCCCGGAATCATAAGAATAAAGTCTTACAATTTTTCCTCTTACAATTGTAGACGCTATATTGTTTCCAGAAGCAGCGCCGAGATAAATAGATGTATTCCCAGTTGATGTTGAAGTATAACCGCCAACAACCCAATCTTCAGCGTCACCCCAAAAGATTCCATTGTATGTAACTATCTTACTTGTGAATGTAGATAAACTTGAGACTGTCAAATTCCTTTCTATTTGGATTCGTGCATTAACACTTAATGTATAATCGCCAAGATACATTATTGCAGCAGGATAAGCCCCAGCTCTGCGAAAATAAATACTTTGTCCATCGAAAGTGCATGTGTAGTCAACAGTCCCACTGCCTGTAACATCGTCCGTTATCCTTTTCGTAAAGCTGATGAGATTAAAATCCATGTCAGTATCAAGGTTTTTAAATACGATTCCATCGCCAATAGTGCAACTGATATTGGTATTGCTTCCGTAAACAGTCAGATTTTTTGTCCTTATAAGACCAGTAGAGTAGATAATGGTCTGATTCTCATCACCGACATAGATAGAGCCTGTGCTTGCGATGTACGTTCCAGTTGACGTACTTGCCGAAGAAGTCTTTCCGCCAGCAGACAGAGTGGTAGCTTTTATCGCACCATCAACTGTCAACGAGGTTCCGTTATATACGAGTTTCCCATTTCCAAGGTTTATATTTCCGTTGGCATATATAATCGTTTCGTTGTTTGATCCTGCATATAGATTGCCACTCGAATTAATATATATTCCATTATTTCCTGTAGAAGCAGATGTCTTGCTTCCAGTAGCAAGAGAAGTGGCTGTTATAGCACCCTTAACACTTAAATTACCACTTGTATCGACTGCAAGTAAACTCGTTGTACCTTTGAGTAATGACAGTAGGGAATTTGCGTTTGGATTTACGGTAAACGTATTCGTACCGTTTGTCACTGAAAGTCCGTCCCCGTTGAACTTCAAAGTATTATCGTTGTTGTATAAAGCAAGAGATTCACCGATAATAATCTTGCCGATGATAGTCTCACCGTTCACACCAAACGCTTCTTTCAGTTCACCCGTCTCAGGATGTATGTAGAAGAACTTGCCTATCGCAGTTTTTGTGGTTTCCCAATCATCATCCGTGATGGCAATTGTAGAATTGATGATACGTAATTGTTCGGCAAAGTAGCTGTCGGTAGGCTCGTCATATTTCCGCATCAACATGCCATGCTTGTCGAATGCCATAGTCTGGCTGTCGGCTGTATTGACTATCTTTGTGAGAGTGGCGTCAAGTCCTTTCTCGAACCATCCGTCTACAATCTTTGATGTATCTCCACTCTTTTCAACTTGCCTTTCGATAGACTGATAGCTTGTCGCCATCGAACTTGCCTTGTCAAGCACACTCTTGATGTCTGTAATGTCGTTGCCGATATTCACAACATCCGAAAATTCAACAGAAATATCTTCAGGACTGTCGAAATCTATTGAATAGCTAGTAAGACGAAGCCTGTAAAGCGTTCCATCTATCTTTACGACTATCCAATTCCCCACATCAAATTGACTTTTTATCGCCTCAAATTCTGGCATAACAAGCAGATTATTGAGCGAAGATGAGATACTGTGCTGTGCTGTGGCAGATTTGATGAGTTCTTTTCTTGCTTCCTTTAAAAACAGATTCGCATTTTTGATAAGTTCAGAGTTTGTAAGCCCGTCAGAAATATAATTGTCATTAGAATAAGTAGATTCTCTTCTGAACGCACAGAACTCTTTCCAATATGTTTCGCCTAAATAATT